AAGCGTAACAATATATCCGCCATTCTCTTTTAATTGGATTTTTACTTGTTCAATAACTCCAATATTTCGTAAATCGTCGTCCCTTGCAACAAAATAAGCTTGCTCTAATAAGTCAGCATATTCCGATTTATAACCGAATACGAGTTCAAATTCGCCATGAGTATAGTAACGCTCGCACCATATGAAGCTACTGAAAGTGTCTATAATATTTAATTTTTCAAGTTTATTGTTTAATAAAATTGGTAGCATATTAAACCCCCTCGAATAAATTATAGTGCTTAATGGTTACTGTTAGAGACGAGAAGCCACTTTCTGCCGTGTAAACAAAAACAGCCCCTTCAACTGGTAATTGTAGCCATGACGAGCCGTCAGCAATCATATTGAAAGCGTTAGTCGTTACGCCGTTTCTAGTTAATTTGATAGCTTTCTCTCCTACTCCTGTTGTAATTGTTATCAGGTCGCCAGCATACATGAAGCCGTCTAGTCCAATAAATTCTTGTGTAACATAATTATATACTTTCGGATTGTGCACTATTCCTGAGGCGTATAGCTCTATTGTAAGCCCTGTTTCTGCCGTGCCTTTATTAGTTACCACTACATTCGATAAAGCCTCTTTTACACCGAATACGAGCTTCTCAGAAGTACTAGGGAACGGGAAATGAAACATAGGTCGCACAGTGCTTAAAACGTCTCGGATTTCTTCGTCATTCTTAAAGAACGGAGACAAGCAAAGCAAAGTAACTGTAATTAACTGATTAGCGTCAAAATGTCCTACTTGGATATTTTTTACAATGCCGTCAATGAATACAGATATTTCGCTTGTTTCATAATAAAAACGGACCGTCTTTTTTGGCTGTAAGACCTTATAAGCTTTCAAACGTCCTTTTTCAGCATTTCCGTTTATGCAAAACGCTATATCTATTGTTCTAGTGCCTATCTTAGCACTGTTGAAGGTGGCACCGTCCATTAGTGCCACTTCATCAGTGTTTATTGTTGCTTCGGCGGGGCTAAGTCCTTGAATTTCAGTTATTGTGTATTCTCCGCCAAGTGTATTAAATTCTAGCTTTTCGCCCGTTGTATTATTTTCGATATAAACATTATACATTATGCTAAAACTCCTCTCGTCTTTGCGTCAAATAACAATGACTTTGTATTTCTGAATATTTCCAAGCTATCTAAAGCCTTTGGACTTGTGTTTGTCTGATTAAAGTTATAGTTATTATTAACTATCTGCTCGCTAGCTCCACCGATTAAGCCCTCAGCAACTAAAGATTGTTTTAATTGATTTGCAGTTTCTGCAATCCACTTTCTATTGTTTTCAAGCGGTACAACTGCTTCGGCTCCAGCTTCACCAATGTTTGCAAGTGTTGACTTAGTAACGACGCCACCTTTTGCAAGTCTTGGGATACTTACTGTCGATAACTCACTTAAATTAAAACCGAATTTTTTTCCGCCTAGCTCTGGCACCCAGTCAGGAATGTCAAAGCTAAGGTTGTTTAATGCCTTAATAACCTTGTTCATACCCTTAACAATTCCATTTGCTAGCTTTTCAATTCCGCCCAAAATAGAGTTGATAACTGGCTTTAAACCATTTGTCCACATAGTATTCCAAACGTCTTTGATTTTATTCCCCATGCTTTCAAACGCACTTTTAATGCTGTCGATTGTAGGCTTTAAAATGTTAGTCCATACATACTTGAATGTGCTTCCAAGTGTATTGAATACAGGCTTTAAAACGTTATCCCATAACCATTTAATGCTATTAAATACAGAACTAAATGTATCTCCAATAAAACCGAGTACTGGGCTGAGAATATTATCCCACAACCATTTGAACGTTGTTCCTAAGATGTCAAATGTTGGCTTCAAGACGTTTTCCCACAATGCGGCAATTCCATTCCACACGAGTGCAAATTCTGCTGCCATAAGCGAAAGAACGACACTTAAAACAGTATTCCAAAGCCAGTCGATAACACTTCCAAACGCCTGAAATACTGGTTGTAAAATGTTAGTCCATAAATCCTGTATTGTCTGTCCTATAATTGTCAATGTTGGCCATATATAAGTATTCCATATATCGAGTATCACAGTAGACAATTCTGTCAATTTTTCACCGATTGTCTGAAAAATTGGCTGTAAGTAAGTAGTCCATACATTTGACACGATTGTCTGAATTTGGCTCCATATACCAAGCCAAAAATTACGGAATGAATCTGACGTATTCCACAGCATTGTAAACGCTGTTACTAGGGCTGCAATCGCCGCTAATACAATTCCTATTGGGTTTGCCATCATTGTTGCATTTAAGCCAGCAAACGCAGTTTTAACGGCAGTTATACCCGCAGTAAACGCTGTCATGATTGCTTGTCTTTTAATATAAAGCATAAACACACCGACCGCAGACGCAACACTTGCCACCACAGTTGCAACACCATTTCCGTGGTCGATAAGCCATTGAAAGCCGTCTAGCAATCCACCAAGTGCGTCAACACCTTTTCTGAGTGCTGGCTCGAATTTCTCATATAAAGAAATTTGTACGCCTTCCAATTGTGAACTGAGTTCACTCATGTCACCGCTCAAATTATCGTTCATGACTTTAGCCATATCACTAGCAGAGCCAGTAGCATTACGAAGTTCATTTTCAAAATCAGCCGCATTGCTAACACCTGCATTTAAAATCAAATTTAAACCTTTTATTGAGTCGCTTGTAAAAGTAGATTGTAAGGCTGTAGCCTTTTCAGCGTCGCCCATTCCTTGTGTTGCGGCTTCAACATCTTTTAAAATGTCCGTCAAATCTCTATAATTTCCGTTAGCGTCCATAACTTGAACAGAAGTATTTCCGATAGCAATCGCTCCGTCTTTCATTTTAGATGTCATATCACGCATAACGGCTGTTAAGGCTGTACCAGCTTCTGAACCTTTAAGACCTTGATTGGCCATCATTGATAATAGTGATGTGGTTGTTTCAAAGTCTTGTCCTGCTGCGTTCAGATTTGCTGCACAGTTTTTGAAAGCTTCTCCAAGTCCTTCGGCTGTTGTGTTTGCGTGTGCCTGAGCATATGCTAAAACATCGGCAAAATATGAAGACTTTTCAGCCTCTATATTGAATGCCGACATATAGTCTGTAACCATATCAGAAGCCGCCGCTAAGTCCATATTTGAAGCCGCCGCTAAGTCAAGGACACCCCCCAAAGCACTTGCTGAAGTATTAGCGTCCCAGCCAGCTAATGCCATATATCCTAAAGCGTCCGCCGCTTCACTAGCACTGAACTGTGTTTCAGAACCGAATTTTTTAGCTGTTTCCCGAAGCATGTCGATTTCGTCTGCTGAAGCTCCACTTAAGGCGGCTACGTTAGACATTGATTTGTCAAAGGTTGCACCGACTTCTATTGTTTGAGCTACCATGTCACGCATTTTGTCAATAACACTTGAAATGGCATTTGCTGCAAGATTTCCTAATGCAACTGTAAAGGCAGATAAACCACCCTTTGTTGTGTCGTCTAGTGAATCTCCTAGGCTGTCAGTTGATTTATCTATGTTATCAAGCTGTTTTTTGTAGTCCTCTAAAGATTTCTCTGACTTAATAACTGCTGCCTTTTGATTTTCAATCTTAATACGCATGTTATCAGCTTGAGCCGAGTTTTCTCCATACTCTTTAACGATAAGCTCTAACTGTTGCTTATAGCTGTTTAAAATAGTCTTTTGAGCTTTCAAAACAGTTGAAGTTTGATTTATTTTCGCTTCAAGTCCTTCTGCGCTCTTGCTCCAATCGTCCATGGCAGCAGACGCAGACTTGAACTGTGCATTTGCTAATTTAATTTGTCTGTTAGCCTCAGTAATTCCCGCTTTTAGCTCAGATATATCGACTTTAAATTTAGTCGTTGTCTCGTTGTCTTTAGGCATTTTTTACACCCCTTTCGTCTGTGCTAGAACCATGTGTCGCCCGCTGGCCGTCTAATAATCTGTTTGCCCTTATTGTTTTTCTTTTTGCCCTCTTTCTTTGAATATATGCCGTAACGTTTCACTAAGAGAAACACCTCTCTGGCCTTTTCTTTTCTTAAGGCTAGTGGTGTCAATGTAGTAAACCTCTCGCATAAATTCATTTGCATTTGAAACATTAATTCATATATGGGCGTATTATCACATACGCCCTCGCCTAGTTTTTTCCTGATTTTAAAATATCAAGGTTTTCCAATACAGATTTACCAATCTGTGAAACTGTAGCGATAAGGTCGTTAACCTTAATTCGTCTATATTCGTCGTCTGTTAGCTCAGGGAAAATGTCCATGATAAGTGGCTTGAGCTGTCCGTAGCCCTTTAACACCATTTTTGCTAACTCGATATTATTTCCAAGTTTATCAATGTCGATAATGTCCATGAAGTCCTCGACTGTTCCTAGCATAAGGTCGTAGCCCTCTGCTGTATAAATTTTATCGACCTTTTTCTTATCTTCTTTTGATGTGATTTTTAACGAAATTGTAGCCATTTTTGTTGTCCTCCAATATTTTTATTAAGGGCGAAAGAAAAACCCTTCGCCCGCCAATTTAAAGCCTTAGAAACTAAGGTGTAACTACTGTAATTGTATCAGGTGTCTGAACTGACTCAAAGAATGTTGAAACATCAGCTAGTCCGTAACGTGCATCTACAACGATGCCCTTTGCTCCTGACTTTGCCCATGTTGAGCCGTCATATACGCCCTTTGTGAACTCATGCTCTGTATAGATACCAGTGAACTCAATCTGAGTGTTGTTAGTATCTGTACCGTCATTCTCTGTCTGATAAGTTTCCTCAGGGATATTGAACTGCCCCTTTAATCTCGAAACATATCTATAACCGCCGTCAGTACCCTTTGTACGATACATGATAGCGTAGTACTTATTCTGTCTTGGTGAGTCAACCATCATGCCTGTTGTAGCGTCGAAGCTCTTACCAATAAGTTTAGCTAACTTATCAAGGGCTGGTGGTGCTAAAGTCAATGTGATTGTGTCTGCACTTTCAGAATTAACAACAATCATTGCCTTGTTGTCATAGTAATGTGCTTCAGATGAACTATCTGTTGTCTTTCCAATTTCCTGCACAGGAATGTGGATTGGTGTAGCACATGTGTAGCCTGTGTCGTCGTCCTTTGTTACTTCCGCAAAGTAAAAATTGTCAACACCTCTAAATTCAAAAATCTGCTGTGATGTGTCTGCCATGCTCTTTATCCTCCTTTAATCTTCATTTGTCAAAAATAAAACTTCCATACCTCTGCCGGTATGTGTTATTTCGTCACTTTGTATGTCATAGCCCCTACGAGCTATTATCCAGTTATTAGCTTTCAAAATCTGCCTTGCCTGCTTTAATAGGTTGTAAACTTTATCTGGGTCTGTCGAATAGACATTGACTGCAAAATCATAGACAACCATTGCAATATCGTTGTCATAGTAGCTTTGACCGTCTTCGCTATTATTCCAAAACGTAAAAAACGTATCGGGATACGCTTCTTCTGGTGCTAAACTCCCTTGACGTATAACAGGCAGTTTGAAACTCTCTAATAGTTGTATTAAATTGTCTTCCATGTGTTTAATCTCCCATACGTTTTTTGATTGCCTTGTCCAAGATTTCTTGTTGTCTTTCTCCGATTTTTCGCTTTATTGCCGCCCCGTAAACATCGTTATACAACTTTTTATCGGCTTGCATACCAGCATTTGAACCGCTAGCCCTACCGTATTGATTAGCGGGGGCGTGTCTTGCTGTTCCATACATCAGGAAAATTGAAGGCATACCGCCCTCTTTTAAATTAAAACCTACTGGAATAGCTCCGACTGTACCACTCCATTCGACACGTGGTCGTTCCTCAATACTATTAACAGTGTCACGAGTCCTATTGTGCTTTGCCATGTCCTTGCTAAGACTTGGATTGACTATCTCAGGCACTACGTCCAAACACTCAGTAGCGATTTGCTTCAAATCTCCACCAAGTTTTTGAAACTTCTCAGCCATTTCCGTAAATCCACTAAATTCAATGCCGTATCTCTTTCGAGCCATGACTACGCACCCCCTTTGACCGCTTGGACCTTAAACTTTACGAATTGATTTCTCATGTTTATGTTCTCGGGTGGACTTATTACCTCATAAATAACACCAGTCTTCAAAACCTTTATTCTGCAATCGGCTTTGATATCAGGTCTGAACCATGTCTCTATAACTGCAGTATCAATAACGCTATATAGGTCATTTTCGGTTGTTTCCGTTCCGCCATAGGTCTTGAAACTACAATTTAATCGAGCCCCTTTATCAGAAAACGCCTTAACTGGTACGCCCTTTTTACTCGTGTATGTTGGTGTTAGCAACTCAATGGGCGTTGAGTATGGGAATGATGGTGTAAAATCTCTTGCCATATCTCCGCCCCCTCTACTTATATGATAACTGTGTTGCCCTACGCATGAAGTACTCAGACAACTTACCGTCACCCGCCCCGTAACTCCACAAGTCTGAAACGCCACGAGCAACAATTCCAGCCGTTATATTTGATTGTTTAACGCCTGCGTCTTTCAGGAAGTCCACAACTTCTGTAATGTACTCAGATATTGTGCTGTCCTGATAGTCGCCTTGTATTCCAAGGGCATTTTTAACGCTTATGAGCATTTCAATTTCTGTCATGTTGTCGTTACCTCCAAAATACACCCGTCTACCCCTCTGATTGCCTTAATAAGCAATCAAAAAGGGCTTGGGGTATAAATACTTAATAATTGATTTTAAACGCTTAGAAACGCTTAGAAGCCAACCTTTGTGATTGTTACTGCACCGCTAGAAAGTGAAGCAAGATATAATGTTCTGCCGTCAGCTTCTACAGTTCCTGTTGGTGTAACTGCTGTGCCATTAATCTTGAAGCCTTCATAGTCATAAGCTGGCACGAAGTAAACACTAGCTGTTGAAACGCCTGAACCGAAGTCTAAAGACTTTACTGGCTCATTAGCTAAGAGTGTGCCTGCTGCCGCAACTGCAAAGTCACCCTCTGTGTTTGTAGCTTCAAGCTTTGAAACATTAACGCTTCCGACTTTTAAAATTAAGCCATAAAGTGTTAATAGGTCTGTTGCTGTTACTGGAATAATTCTATCTGCATTAATCATTGTTTATGTCCTCCTAATTTTACTCTGTAAGGTCTGTGCCTACTGCCCATTTGCCCTCGGCTACCTTTAAAACCTTGCCATTATCAGCCGCTGTTACTGCTGGGAGACTTGCTCCGATAGCTGGTAATTGAGCAATCGCATTTATTACTTCCGAACTAGTTGCAAGGTTAGCGACTTCTGACAAGTCGCCACCTAATGCAACATATAGATTCTTTAACGCCTGTACGTTTGTATCCATATTTTACGCCTTTCTGCTATTAGTTAGCCTTCTTCTTGATTAAGTAGATACCCTTTGGATTGAGTACCTTACCGTCAACTACTGTTAACATCTTATTAACCCATTCGTTGCGGTCCTCGTCAAACCATCTACGCATACCGAACTGCATATTTGTGTTGATTGCGTATTCGTTTGGCTGCCAGAAGATACCGACTACATCACCAGCATTTGCTGAATCAAAGTCAGCGATGATGTCAGGCTCAACAAGTGAAATATCTCTACCGAAGAAACGACCGTTAGGATTTGTTGAGTCGCCGTCATTAACTTCTAAGCCAGTAGCCTGTCTGAATACTGGGTTATTGTTATTATCAGCCATTGTTTCAAGATATGTGTCAACTGTAGCAAGTGGGAAAATAAATTCGCCTGCTCTATATCCTAAAGGTAACTTAGCAAAGAACTTTTTTCTCCAAGCAGTCCAATTTGAGAACTCGGCAGCAGTCATTTCGACTACGTTACCTGTTGCGATAACTCTAGGGTCGTTTAAGATACCTAACATCTGTCCTCTACCTGTACCCTTCACAATGCCTGTATCCATTGCCTGCATGTACGCAATCATCATAATTCTAACGATTTCACGCTCGAATAAGTCAATAGATACGATTGATGAAAGTAAAGACTGAGATACTCTAATTTCAGCCATGTTGTATGAGAACTCTACATAGTCGTTAATGTCACCGCCGTCCTGACGTGGTGAAACTGTGTC